ACTGACTAAAGTCATTAACAAAAAAGACACCTAAATTCTTAGGTGTCTAATTTTATATTTTAGTGTAAGATGTACAACTAAAATTCTACTACCAATCAAGATATATCTCTGTTAAAAAAACATAATCTTTTTGATAATAAGATAATTTTTACATTACATACTGCTTAACAAAAATGTCTTTTCAAAAACATTATTATAGAGAGTGTGTCGCAGAATGGATAGAAAAATTTAATGATTGCGACGATAATGAAATTCTTTTAAGAAATATACTTTCAAGGGCTTATTATACAGCATTTTTACACTGCGAGAACGTCGTCAGGGAAGAGGTTTTGCTTAGTAAAGAATCCTATACAAATAAGATAATAGACCACAGCACCGTTATTAGTACTGTCAAGAATAAAAATGTAAGAGATTTGCTTATTGAATTAAAAAGATATAGAGAGCGAGCCGATTATAACGCGAAAAAAATAATCCTTCAAAATTTTACCAGCGCATGCAAAAAACTACCTAGCAAATCATTTATACAAAAAGAGTTGTTAGTAAAAATAGATACTGTTTTAGAATATAAGCAATAATTTTTTATTTATACGTTTTTTAGGAAAACCATAGATTAGACTACACGTAAAAAACGGAGTAGTCTATGAATGAGGACTTAAATTTAATTGAGCGAGCATTTAGTGATCTCGAGCAACATAAAAAAAGATTCCTAGAATGTGAGCGGGCATTTCGTGCAGAGTATGAGGGTGAAGATAACCGCACTTCAAAACGAAAAAACTCTGAGAGAAGCCGTTCTAAACTATATATCCCCCTAATAAAAACCACCATTTTTATCATTCATGCGATTTTTAAAACAAGCTTCATGAGCGATCGTTGTCCAATAGAGATCACTCGTGTTGGCCGTAGAAGCGATAATGATCTAATCTTACAAAATGCACTTACTGCTGTATTGAAAAATAGATGGAAGAAAAAAGAGCATCGTGTTGGCCTAAGCAAAGCTGTCATGAGCGCACTATATCTACCTCTTGGCATAGTAAATTTATTTTATGACAAAGAGCAAGGCGATATCGCTACACGTTTTATACCAATTACTGATCTGGCATTTGATAAGCATGCAAGCGACATCAATGACATAGAATACGTCTGCTACAAATGGCGTCAATCAGTACGCCAAGTCGAAGAAAAAATCAAAACTAAATTTTATAAGAGTAAGGATAAGGATCGTATTTTGGGCTCTAAAACAGAATGGAGTCAAAGAGTACAAATGAAAGATATCTATAAAAAGATATATGTAAACGGTCGCCAAATGTGGGAGTTAAAGAGCTTTGCTAATGGTTTTTTGGCAAGGGAGACGAAATTTTCGACGCTACCGTTTCACTTCGGCTACTGTATAGACGCGATGCCTAGCGTCGAGGAGAGCATGCGCGAAAAGGAAAACGCCGTATACGGTTCGTGTGTGCCGGAAATCGTCAAAGAAATCCAAGAAGAATACAACATCAAGCGCAATCAAAAGATCGATATCACCGAAAATCAGATAGACCCGTCGTTTGTGGTAGATAAAACCAGGGGTGCGGTGGCAGTAAGCGACGTGATGGCAAGGAAAAAGGTTATCAGGGTGGAAACGGATATGGGCGCTAGAGTGAGCGACGTGATAATGCCGTTTCCCGTGCCACCTACGTATCAGCTAAGCGAAGAGATAAATATGCTCGGCAAAGAGTACGAGATAGCTACGGGCGTAAATAGCGTAATGACTGGGCAAACTGGACCAAGTGATCGTCGTGCTATGGGTGCGTTACAAACCGTAAACGCAGCTAGCTCAATGAGAATAGAAAGTATGATGCAAACACTGCTTGAAACGATGCTATCAAGCTATGCTGGGCACTTTGTGGAACTGCTCTACCGATTTGTTAGTGATGATGAGTTTATAAAGATAACCGAAGACGAAAACATTATAGAGGCCATCGGTACTTTGGCAGAAAGAAAAGCCAATCGATTAGATTTTGATGTTTCTGTAAATTTTGGCACCACGATAGCAAATGAAGTAAAAATAAGTCAGTTAAATGGTTTGCTAGGAGTACTTGCACAAAATCAAATAAGTTCACCACAAATAACAGGCGAAATCGTCAAAGAAGTATTGACTTTAATCCTTGGTGAAAATGCGCCAATAGAACAAGTTGATCAAGCTATGTCACAGATGATGGCGGCGCAAGAAGCTGCACAAGCACATGCCATGACGCAAGATGAAGAAGTACAAATAAAAAACGAACCTAGTGAAGAAGAGATGGAGATGGCAGCCTTGGCAAACGGTGGAATTTAGTGTTGAAAAGTATAGATTAGGACAACTATCTTACTTATAGTTTGGCTTTGCTTAGGCAAGGAGTTTTGTATGTTTTTTAGGACGCGGATAAATAAAATAATAAAAATTTTAAAGGAGAAGAAATGGCATATAAGGACAAATACGAGGTTCTTGGTATTATCGTCGATTTGGCTACAAACGGACTTAGCATCTATAAAAAAGGCGAAGAAGAGGGGCAGATTAGCGGCGGAAGTATCGGTGATGTCGTGGTTAGGGCTAAGGGCGAGGACGGCTTTGTCGCCGTGAGCATTATAGGCGAGCAAGAGTGGGAAGAGATGCCACAAAATGAGGCAGCCGAGGCCGAGATGAAAGATGTCGCATCTGACACAAAAAATCTCGCACCAGAGCTAGCTAAAGCCAAAAACGAAATTGAACGCTTAAAGACTGAAATTTTAGAGGCAAAAGGTGAGGTAGAACGTTTCAAAGAAGAGTGTACAAACTTACAAGATCGTGTAAGTGCTTCGGCTGGCGAAAATCTAGCTTTGTCACAAAAAATTCAAAAGCTTGAAGCTGAGAATAAAAAGCTAAAAGAAGCGACCAAGAAAGAAGATAAAAATAAGACCGATAGCGCTCCTAAGACAAATGAGTCGCAGCAAGGTTTAAATTTAGGAGGTAATGAATAATGCCAGATATCTATGATCAAGATTTGGAGGGGCTAGCGGCTGCAGAGGAAACACAGACGCAAGAAGCCCAAACTGCTTTAAAAAACGCAGACAAACCGCAGGCTCAGGCAGAAACTAAAGCACCAGCTGCTCCGCAGCCTGATGACTCAGTAAAACTCAATAAAGAAGAGTATGCGGACTTTCAAAGAATGCGCCAAAGCGCGCAAATGGCGCAGCTAGAAACGGATTTTAAAAAGAGTTATCCGGATTTTAATATGAAGAAAATTACGGACAAAATTTTAGAAATAGACGAAAAAAATCCCGGCGCAGGCGACGCGCTACTCAATCCGGTCGGGTTTGAAAACGTCTATCTAAAATTTTTCCACGGCAAGGCGCAGGAGCAGACGGAGGATGAATTTGACATAGCACGAGGAACGGGCGGCGGCGTGAGCGTAAAAGAGCTCATCGGTAAGATCAACAAAGGCGAGGCTAGCGATAGCGAGAAGCAGGCCTTATATGCGAGATTATTTTAAGGAGTAAAGGAAAATGGCTATAAAAACTGGACTGGTAACTGCCGAAGAGGCTTTTGGCAGTAAGGGTGTAGTGCTTGAAAACACTATAAAGCAAATAGGGTGGCAATCTACGCCTTTTTATAGTGCGATAAGCACAGCAGTACCTGCTGATAGAAGTACAAGTGTGGCGGTAGGGCATAAATGGTTTTATGATGAGTTGCCTGATGGTGACGCGGCTAATGCGCACGCAGAGGGTGGAGCTAAAGCAACAGCCAAGTATTTTGTTGGTAGTGCGCTAAGCAATCATTTTCAAATAGTTAAAAATACATACGGAGTTTCTGGATCACAAGAGCCGGCCAAAGATATTGCTGGTAGGGGAATACTTGCAAATCAAGGAGAGATGGCTTCTGTAGAGCACAAAAAATCTATAGAGAAAATTTTACTATCAAGTCAAGCCGCTGTACAAAGAGTAAATAATGGTTCGCCAGTCGTTGGTAAATGTGGTGGTTTAAAGAGCTTTTCTACTGCAAACAATACGATCGATGCAAACAATACAGACTTAACTATGCAAATGATTAGAGATCTGCTAAAAATCGGTTGGAGCAAAGGTAGACCTTATCAATTCTTAATGGTGAATGACAAGCAAAATGATAGGCTGCTAGATATTCTTGACAAGATAAAGCAAGCCAATATCACACAAAAATACCTAGAAGAAGATCTGCTTGCCATTAGAACTAGCTACGGTGATGTAAAGGTTATGTTAAATCCATTCTTAGATCAAAACGAGATCATTGCCTTTAGAGCAGATGACATCTTTAAAGTGAATTGGCGTCCAATGATGACTAGAGAGCTCCCAACTAGCAACGATGCTGTAGAAAAAGAGATTATTAGCGAATTTACACTTCGTGTATGTACTCCTGTAGCATTTGGATGGCTTAAAAAGCTAAAGGTGTAAAAATGAATTATGAGGCGTTTTTGCAACGTTTAAAGGTATCCACAAGGGGAGATATAAAGCTCCCTGATTTTGAAGAGTTAAAATCATTAGTGGAAGAGACGGCGGCAGATATATCGCGTGCATTAACGCCTCTTGAAATGATCGAGATAGATCATAGAAATTTTGGTATCGAATACCATATAGACAAAAGACGTTTTGTGAGGAAATTTAACACACCAAAAAATGAAAATGATAGGGTTGATTTTCTTGACGAATCGCTTTTAAAAGCACTTATTTATGGAGTGGCCAAAAAAAGAGCACATGCTGAGTTTTATGCAAAATACAACAAGTTTTATCTGCAAAATTTATGTGAATATGAGCTAAATAATTTTAATGAAAATTCATATAACTTAACAGAAGCACTTAGAATAAAGGGCTGGCTAAAGCCCTATAAAATAGATTATGCCTTGGATCCTTACTATTCATGGGATGAGAATTTTATAAAAAGACTTGATTACTACATGGCAAATATCGTTTATGGCCAAATCGATAACTACGAGCATCCAGAGAAATTTTTAAATAGTGATGAGCTTGGGTATAGGAAATTTATATATCTTTTTATCGCCTATCAAAACGGCGAGCATACCGATAGAGAGGATTTAAGAGCGCTTGATAGGCTGATGGGCAAGAAAGTTTTAGGGGAGAATAAAAATGGCTGATATGGAATTTACTCAAATTTGTAAAGAAATTTTAGGGATAGGCAAAAAGCTTGAAAAAATAGAGCCTGATGAGCTGAGAAAAATAAAAACAGATATAGAAAGAATAAGCGAAGCAGTAGCTGCAGATAAAACATTATTTGATACAGATAAAAAAGATTTTGATGGTAAGTATAATAAAATCGCCGAGATAACAAAAACATTCGACACTTTAAAAGCTCAAATAGAAGAAGTTCTAAAAAGCGGCATAATAAATGATAGTACAGAGGCTTTGATTTCTACATTTTCATCAAAAAAGATCATGGATCTTTTGAATGAAGCAAAAAGAGTAATAGATGAAAAATTTAGCACTATATATAAAAATGGCATAACACCTTGGAACTCTGCATTAGAGTACCCTGCTGGTGCCATTAGTGTTTTAAATGGTAAGCTCTATCAGGCAAAAATACAAAATACAAATAAGAAACCTAGTGAAAATAAAGAAATATGGCATGTTATAGCCAGTGAAGAGTGGTGCGAGAAGACTTTTTTAAATAAAGATGAAAAAATAGATAGCTATTCTAAGACCGAAAGTGACGATAAATTTGCACTAAAAATGGAGCTAACGGATGGCTTGCCAATAGGTGCATATCTAAGCTACCCAAGCCAAAAAACGATCCCTGCTGGCTTTATGATAGCAGATGGTAGAAGTCTCAAAAAGGCAGAATACACCGAGTTATTTGACATAATAGGCCACACATACGGCGGAAGTGGCGATAACTTTAGTTTGCCAAACTTTAGCGATGGTAAGTTTATGCGTTCTATTGGTGGCAATGCAGCCGCTTTAGGTGTAATACAACAAGACGCATTTCAAGGACACTATCATAGGTGGAGTGATAATCCATCAACATTGGGGTGGACGTATAACTTTCAGGGGAACACATCAAATAGACCGGGAAATAGAGATACTAACCAATCACCTATTACACAACCTATGTCTGATGGTGTAAATGGTGAGCCAAGAACTGCAAATGAGACAAGACCTTATAATATGTCAGTAGTTGTCATCATAAAAGTTAAAAACGTAAATACTCCAACAGCTGGGCAAATAGACAAAACAATACTCGCAACCGAAACAAAAGCAGGTATCACGAAGCTCAAAAACTCAATAACCGCAAAACAAGAAGATGCAGCTGTCACTGAAAAAGCTGTGAGCGATTTATTTTCACAGATAGATTTTAGGTGCGCGGCTAGGGTTATATTTAATGGGCAGGGCAGTGTTAGCATAATAGACAGTAAAAATATATCTAGTATTGTCAAAAACGGTGTAGGCGACTATACAATTAAATTCTTAAGACCAATGGAGGATACAAACTACTATATCTTCACGTCATTGGAGCCACTTAATACTGCTGGACCAAACCACGTAGCTCATCCGCAATACCAGGGGATAAAAAGAGATAGTCTGAGAATAATCACTGGTGCGGCACCATTTTTAGATGAAGCTAGAGTTCAAGTAATGATTTTTATCAAATCAAAATAAAAAGGGCAAAAGATGAAAAAGATAATCTATGAAGAGAATGGAATAACCAAAATAATCACCCCAACAAAAGAGGCTTTAGATATTTTTAGTATAGAGCAGATAGCAAAAAATGACTTACCAAAAGATACAGAGTATAAGATACTTGATGAATATGAAGCAAATAAGCTTCTAGCTCCAAAGATAGATGAAAAAGCTAAACAGCTAGCCGAGATTGAAGCTGAAATCACCGAGTGCGAAAACCACATTAAACACGCTCTCATAATCGGCAACAATGCCGTGCTTGAAAACCTAAGGGCTGAGTTAAAAGAGCTAATAGTGCAAAGAGAGGAGCTAAGAAAATGAGAATAAGAATAAAAAGATGTGAAGTGTGCGCATCAAAGCTCGATAAAGATAATAATTGCACTTGGAGCGAGTGTCCTAAGTGCCCTAAGTATAAGACAGAGGTAAAAGATGAGACTAAACCAAAAGCAAAAACTACAAATTCTTAAAAATGTAGCTATCGAGCTGCCAATCGAGATACTGCATTTTATCGTCGTGCCGTTTGCTCTACTAGCTTGTGATGAAAAAAGCGAGAATCTGCCTAAATGGGCAGCGTGGTTTGATGAGAACGACTATGGGATCAACGGCGACGACGGCTGGAGAAACGAGCATTTTCCAAACGGCAAAAATCGCACGTACCTAGCGAGGCTTTGCTGGCTATATCGCAACAGGATAGGAAACTTTAGTGCGAAGTATCTGGGCGTCAGGGTTGAAGATATAGATGCAAGCAGTGTTAAAAGTGTTGGCGATGCCCTAGCTACAGAAAACAAAGGAGTAAAAAGCACTCAGTGCCTAGTGACTTGCAGGCTTAAAGATGGACGTGAGCGATTTGGTTATTACAAAGAAATAAGATATGGCAAATCTAAGTTTTATTGCAGGATATATCTCGGGTGGAAGCTTCAAGATATATGTGGGATGAATGAAGAGAACAAAAACACATATCTTGAAGCAGATGATAAGAAGGTGCTTAAAAGTGTTTGGTGTGTAAATCCGTTTAAAATGGTTAAATAGCGAAGCCATCCATAAAGAATTTGGTGGCCATAGTTACCGTCTATTGACGGCTGTATTTTTTATAAATTTTATTAAATAAAGGAGACATAATGCAAAAGTACATAGGAATGAAAGAGATTAAAGCGATGCCAATGAGTCGTGGAGAATACAACAAGCTACGTGGTTGGGAAGTACCTACGGATGAAAATCCAAATGATGAGGGCTATCTTATAGAGTATGCTGATAGCAAGAAAAATCATCCAAATTTTTACGGCTACATCTCATGGTCACCTAAAAATCTTTTTGAAGCTGCCTATCAAAATATCTCTGATGGGTTTGATTTTGGCTCTGCGATACGTTTTTTAAAACAAGGCAAAAAAGTGGCACGAAAAGGCTGGAATGGTAAAGGGATGTTTTTATTTTTAGTCAAAGGGTCTAAATTTATTGCAAATCGCGAACCGCTTTTATCTATATTTGGTGAGGGGGAGGAGATTGATTATTGTCCTCACATCGATATGAAGACGGCTGACGATAAGGTTGTACCGTGGCTTGCTAGCCAAACGGACGTTCTTGCTACTGACTGGGTGCTAGTAGAATGAATTTTTTAATTGCAAATAAACTTTGGCTAATCGTAATTGGCGGGTTAATAGGTGTAATGCTAGGACTTGGAGCTGAAATTTACAGTCTAAAAAATGGTATTAAAGACGCTAAGACTGAACTAAAAGAAGCACAAAACGAGCTGGCACTAAAAGAGGCAATTAGTGCAGTTGTTAAAGCAAATCTCGAGGCGTGTAACGCAAAGATCGAGTTGCAGAATGTTAAATTTAAAGAGCTTGAAATAAAAAAACCTGATGTAAAAAAGACACAAGAAAAAGCTAGGAGCAAATTTGATGGTATCAAGCCACTGGTTACGCAAAGCTGCGAAGAGAAGTTGGAGCGTTGCGAAAGGATATTTGATGAGCTGGCACGTTAAGATCACGCTTTTTCTTGTCTCTATATTTTTATTTTCAGGCTGTGCGAGTAAAGAGCCACAAATCATTAAACAAACGGAATATCAAGATGTATATATCACAGTATCTTGCATTGACAAAATGCCACAAAAGCCAGAGCGAGATAGAAGCGATCCAGACAATCAAAAAAAGATAGCAGAGTATTTTAAAGCCTGCGAAGATCTTCTAAGGCAATGTGTGCATACAAATGTGCCGCAATCTAGTGCATCGGTAGCAAAAATGGGGAGAAAAAAATGAGTGAGATTAAGCTACTACCAAAACCAAAAAGCAAAATTAGACGCTGTTTGGTGCTGTTACTTGGTGGTTTGTTTATGGTAGTGTTTAGTGTCGCCCTGTACCGCCTTTATGGCAATATTTTTTACAATGAAGAGATGAAGCTCACAGCGTTGGCCATCACTCAGGGTGTAGTAAATGTTCTATTGAGCCCGGCAAAGATAATTAGTATCTTTAGAGCATAGCCGTGGAATTACACTATTTGTTTTATGTATTAATCATAGGTTGCGCAGGCTCTATCACCGCTTTTATAAAAAATGGTGGTGGAGGCATAAAAATTTTACTAAAACGAACGTGGGATGGCTGTTTTAGTGCATATATTGTTTATGAGATAGCTTTCTTTTTTGCCAAGGACGAACACGTGAGTTTTGCGATTTGTGGTGTGGGTGCTTGGATGGGAAGTGAGGCGCTGATATTCGTTAGAGACTTTGTATCAAGCAAGGCTGGAAGGAGATACGATGGTTATGACGACTACGGCGGAAATTTTAAACACGAGGAGTTTGGCGATGACAAGTAGTGAGATCTTGCATGCCTTGCAAGCACAGCGCACTAGATGCACCGTATGGAGTAGAGTTATGGGTTATCACCGTCCAGTAGAGGGCTTTAATATCGGTAAAAAAGGCGAGCATAAAGAGCGAGTATTTTTTGATGAAAATTTTAGCACGTCAAAGCAATGTGTTAAAAAATCTTAAAAAGATTAACACAAGGAGTGAATATGGCAGATTTTAACAATGCTTTTCAAATTTTAATGAGTCTAGAGTTTAGTCGCCCTGAAAAAGCTTTACATAAAAATCCTACCGAGCGTGAGTGGACATTTATGGGGATATATCAAAAATATCATTCAAGCTGGAAAGGTTGGAATGAGATACTTGCTGCGTTAGCTTATGGTGGTGATACCGAAAAAATATCAAGGATGTTGTTTGATAACAAGGATCTTCGTGATGAAGTTTGGAAATTTTACAAGCAAAAGTATTGGGATAGGATGAGGCTTGGTGAAATTAATAGTCAGTTAAAGGCCAATGAAATGTTTATCTTTGGTGTAAATGCCGACACAAAACCTGCCATAAGAGCTGCACAACGAATAGCTGGTGTAGTAGATGATGGCATAATGGGTGAGATAAGCTTGGCTGCTATAAATAAAGTAGATGAAGAGAAATTTGACAAAGAGTTTGATAGAGCGGAGCTTGAACACTATAACATGCTAATTAAACAAAATCCAAATTTAAGAGTCTATGCTAATGGCTGGGGGAGAAGGGGGGGGGGAGGATGACTATTGAAGAATTAGATGAAAAAATAAAAAAACAACAGACACAAATAGACGAGCTAAAAAATGAGGTTTTGTCTTACGAGAGCTCATTTGGTGATATAAATAATGCCATAAATACGCTATCTAGCAGGATAAGTGATATAGAAAATAATGGTATTAAGATGGCTGTTGGTGGTTTACAAGAAGAGGTAAATTTGCAGAAGTTAAAAATAAACAAATTAGACAGAGCAAGAAAGGGGTTAGTGTGAGTGCGATCAATTATAAAGATAATTTTGTAGAAAATTTTGAAGCCATTTTAGGCAGTAGTACCGGTGAGCGTTCTATATTTCAAAAAACTTTAGCGCATATAAAAACGGAGTTTGATAATTTTCAAATAACCGATGAAGCTAGGGCTAAATTTATAACATCACTTATGGCTGAGATGACGATTGCCTTTACGACAAAAGCAATGGACGCAGCCGGAGATGTTGCAACCAAGGCTTTAACGCTAGAAAAAGAGCTTGAAGCTTTGGAGCTCAAAAACCAAGGGCTCAGAGATAGACTGGAGCTTGATAAACAAAATTTGCAAATGCAAATAGAACTAACAAAAGCTCAGACTGAAAAAACAAAGGCCGAAACTAAGTTGGCCCAGGAGCAACAAGTGGCCATAAAAGAGCAGATAAACGATAATAGAATAATAAAGGCTGGTATGATGACTGGCGACTTTATGCAAAATGTTTCTAATGGACAGCTTAGCGTGCCTTCGGATATGTTTGAATACCTCTTTAATATAATCGATGAGATTATCAAAAGAGCTGGTATAAATATTAAAAAGGTAAAAAATTTTAATTTACCTAAAATAAAATGAGCAACGCAACCCCAAAGGGGGCATTTCTAAGCGAAGCAAAGCGAAGCTGGTAAAATGAGCCAGTTTATAGCCTTTGATGACGAACTAAACATAACAAATAAAGAGCCAGATGATCTCTTTAGCTATCTAGCTGGCGGAGAACTTTATGCTAATACCTTTGCTGCCGGTGCTGCTTATGCAATCGGCAGGACTTCTAATATAAATTACACTTCTATCTTTTTACCTTTTTTTGTAGATAAGATCTCATCGATGATGGAGCTTAATGAGGATTTTGTTGAGTTTGCTCTGATGCCTATGCAAATAATCTTTTATAAAACAGCCGATGAAAAGAGGCGAGAGAAAGAGATATATGATGAGATAAGTGAAGATACTGAAAAGATAGTAAAGCTAGCCAATAGGCTACATGAAAAAAGCGGTGGCAAGATAGGTTTTTCTACGGATGATGGATCTATTAGTCAAAGAACTGCTACTGATGAAAATTTCCTTAGAGAGTTGGTGGAACAAAGGCAAAAGGGCTTTTTTAAACAGACTTTGCAAAACATAGCATATGCCAAATTTGGAGTTGTTGGTGCGATAGTTGCCGGATGGGCTTATGATGGCAAAGTAAGTGGCGCTGTTGTAGCAGATGTCGTAAGTCAGGTCTCAACTGCAAAAATAGCAGATGTGGCCGCAGGGCTTTTAGGTAAGGCTTTAGGATTGCAAGCCGGATTTGCTACGCTAGGGCTTAGTATGGTGCTAGGCTCTGTTTTAGATGAAGCCTTTGAAGTAGCTAGTGGACTTGATATAAGCTTTGGCTTTGGTGGAGATATAGCAGGATTTAATGAGATAGGTCATGGGATATATGAAGCACCTTTATCTTTTTTAGATGGAATAAAATCTATGTTTGGTGGTGTACCAACAAAAGATTTGGCATATGATAAAGAGAGCTATCAAAGAACTGGGCAAATAGCTGGCATAAAAACTAAATTTGGAATGTATATAGGTCAAGTTGGCGACAATCTAGTAAGTGGTAAAGAAAAGGGACTAAACAAGAAAGAAAGAGATAGTGCTTTGGGTATGGCTAGGAGTATGGCCAGGGATCTTGACAAAGCTTCAAAGATGAGTCGTAGCGACAAGAGCAGACAAAGACAAGCTGAAAAACATGGTAGCTCTAGTCGTGATGGCTCTTCAAAAATGAGCCGTAGTGAAAAGAGCAGACAAAGACAGGCTGAAAAACACGGTAATGCTGGTAGAAATAGCTCGCATGATAGAAACGGAGCTGGTAGAAATAGTGCTAGCGGTGGATCTATGGCTTAATAAAAATATACGTTTTTTAGGAAATGTCCTAGTAATAATATCATTAAAAAAGGAGCTTAGAAATGTGGGATTTTTTAAAAAATTTAGGATCTAAGGCTAGTCAAAATGCAGATGGACTAAAGGCCTTTGGAACGCTTCTTGGTGCTGGTGCTGGGATATGGAGTGCTGTGGAGCAAGGCAGGCAGGCTAAAAAGCAAAATGATCTAGCCATGAAAAACTACAATCTAAATTTGCAAATTTTAAAGGATGAGAAAGCGCGCCAAAAGCAGATGCAACAAAACTTGGAACAAGGTTGGGCTAGATCAACGGCTGGCATGATCGACAAGGAAGAAGAGGAGAAAAAGAAAAATGGGCTACTTTAATATAGAGTTTTTAAGACGTCCAGAGTTAAGTCCACTAAGTCCTAAAGCTGGATATGCTGTTGGACTTGGTGCTGTTGCAAATAGTGTAAAGGATATAGCAGATATAGGGCTAAATCGCCAAAAGTTAGATGATGAGAACAAAAGGTATCAAGAAGAAAAACTTTTTAGAAATGATGAGCTAAATTTTAGAAAAAACTCGCATGCAGAAACTATGAAAGCTAGAGGTGATGAGCTAGCGTATCAAAAAGACAAAGACGAAAAAGATCGCATTTTTAATGAGAAAAAGCTAAGTATAGACGAGCTGAGAGCAAATAGAGATAGGGAAGTGGATTGGTACAAAGCCAAGTCTTTAAACGGCTATTATAATTACTTAACCCAAAGAGGTGGCGAAGAGACGGGTGGTTCTCAAAAGGCGAATTATTACCGCGAAATTTTAAAAGACGAGCTAAAAGATAAATTTGGCGACGACTGGGTTAAGCTCAGCGATAAAGATGTGATTAATTTTGGAAACGTGCAAACGGCGATTAGGCGTGAGCAGGGAGGAAGCGATACGGAGGTCGTAGTAGATGAGCCGACGGCTAAATTTTTATATCCGACCGGAAGAGTAAGACAAGGCAATGACGGTAGATTTTACGCCCCAGCTGCTGCTGTAAATCAGCTCACTAAGGATAGAAACGAGCGAAAAGCTAAGATAGATGCGATGTCGCCAGAGCTTTTGCGTAAAGAAGTACGCAAAAAGCTATGGGAACAAACTGGTGATTTAGCGGAGAGCAATAGACTATATCGGGAGCGTAGTGCAAAAAATCCAAATTTTGCAAAAGATTATTTGCTAGATGGAGCATTATAATGACTGCAAGAGAATTTTTAGGCGATGATAATATAAAAAAGCTTGAAGGACTTGGATTTAGCCCTTTGGCTATAAGAGACTTGGCTAGAAAAGAATATGAAACCAAAAAACAAAGCCTAATAGATAGAGGCATAAACGAGAGTGTCGCAGCACAAGGTGCATACGAAAATATGAGCGATCATGAAATAGAGCAGATGAACGATGACGCTAGTCGCGGATGGATAAGGCGTGGTTGGGACGACACCAAAAAGGCCGTTTTGGAGACAGCTAATGCCTATTCTAAATTTAACGACTATGGTAAAGATATAGAAAACTATCTAAACAAAAAAATAAGTGGAGACGAAAAAGCTAAATTTGAGCAAAAGACAAAAAGTAGTCTTAGTGAGTATGCAGATAAAGAAATCAAGCGAATAGATAAGGCTGATGAAAGATGGGCACAAGCTCATCCAGGAGAATGGAACGTCGCAGGCTTGGCTGGTGGTTTGGTTGGCGGTTTTATAGATCCTATAAATTTTATACCTTTGGGTAGCTCTGCAAAATGGGGGAAAAAGATTCTTTACTATGCTGGAACTGGAGCTGCTGCAGGTGGCGTTTCTGCATACGGTGGAGATAGAGATATAGGCGAAGGAGTAGTTGCTGGTGCAGTAGGCGGAGCGATCCTGGGGCCTTTGATGGAGTATGGAGTAAGTGGCATAAGTAAGCTCATAGCAAAGCGTCAAGCAAGTAGGGTGGCAAATGAAGCTGATGCGATAGAGAGTGCTCAAAATAGCGAGTTTTTAGATGGTGGCAATAGTGCTAGTAAAGATGTCAGTAGCGGCAATGGTAGCCTTGAATATCCAAACACTCAAAGTATCGCTGTTACCATTGTTAGAGGAGTATTAAAAAATGAGCCACTTTCGACAAGAGAGCAAGTTTTAAAAGAGATTTTGAGTGGTGAAGAAAAATCAAGCGTAATAAAACCTGAGAAATACAAGAGCATTTTAACCGGTATAAACGAATATAAAAGTTACCAAAACAGATTAAAACATTTTCATGATAATCCTGATGAAGTAAAAAATGCTGACTTGATTTTTAATCAAATGCAAGATGACTTTATGAAAGCAAATAGTGGTGATACTAAAAAATATTATGATGCAATACCGCTTTTTGGTAGAGAGTTAAAAATAGCTCAGACAATGACTGCTAGGGAATTTGCCACAAAAGAGGTGGGACTTGATGAGACTACGGCCACAAAAGTAGTCAAAGAAGTCATGCAAGGCAAAGAAAAAAGTGACTGGACGGATGTAGACACTTATGCAGATATAGTTAAATTTAAAAACTTTGAGATCCAAAGAGAGTATGCTAAAGCTTATGGCGAGAAGATACAAGCCGCACAAGCTAGTATAAATAATGCAAGAGAGCAATCAGCTATAAGATATGCAGATACGCAAAAAGCCATTAATGAATATCAAAAGCAAGGTATGTCGCCAAGTGCTATACGAGAGCTAATCAATGCTAAATTTAAGCCAAGTGCGGATGAGATAGACTACACTAGAGCCTATAACGACGGATCAGATGTTGATGCTAGACTTGCTGGGCAAGGGATATTTTATGCGCTTGAAAAAGATATCGCGGCGTATATTTATACGCCAGAGCAGTATTTCGCGAGGCTAAAGAGCAAGGGATACGGCGACGAACAAGCGACGGAGTTTACGCGCACTTACGTCCAAAAAGATATAAACATTGCTAAAGACTATGCAAATTCAAAAGTGGCCCAAGTGTATGAGAATAAAATTCAAACACAAATAGCTAACGAGATCAGAGATAGAGATGAAGTAGGGGGTGGTTTTGTCAATGAAGAAGCAAAAAATAACGGATTATCAGATAGCGTTTCTGATATCGGCGATAATGCAAGCCGAACAGGAGAACGACAAGCAAGCGATGAGCAAATACTACGCCAAGGCGGACGCAATACTTCAAGCGCTAGCCAGACAAAGCGGACAGCCCAGAGCGATGAGCAAATGGAGCAGCGACCAGCCTTTAAAACAGATGGCGATACTGATGCCACAGCTGCAAGCAAGCAAATGGTGGAAGAACAAGGAAGCGGCGATAATGAGATAAGAGGACATGTAGGGCAAACGCAAGAAGAGTATAAAAAGCTTATAAATGAATATGATGTTGATAAATTCTTAAGCGACAGAGAAAATGTATTATCTAAAGATGCAAGGCATGGAAAAAGTAAGATAACTGACAGAACCATTGAAAGCAACGACGGAGTTGGCGGCTGGGAGTATAAACTAACTCCAGCAGGTTATGAAAAAAACTATAAGGCTGATTTTTTAACTACAAAAGCTGACGTCGCAAGGATAAGAGCTGGCAAGATGGATGAGGATACTTTTAATAAACTAAAATCTGATCTTGAAAGCAGTGATGCACTAGGCTATGAGTATAAAAAAGGGAGTGAACATGCTGATATGGAAGACTTTGAGCGAGAATTTGGAAGCTTATATAATCCAAAAGGTGGCAGAAATATCAATGCTAACTCTCATATAGCAAGTGGTTTAGTTGGTGGCACACTAAATTCTATCGATGAAGATGGAAGCTTTAATCCAAATAGATTCGCAGCTGGATTTTTAGTGGGGCTTGTTGGTAGCAAAGCTGCGGTTGTAGCACTAAAAAAAGTTGCTCCAAAGTTTTATGACAATCTTATGAATACAGCAAAAGGTTTTTCAAATAAAGGTATAAAGGAAATAAGAAGCGAGATAGAAAAAACAAACGGCATAGTGCCAATCAAGGAATTTGGCGAAAATTATGCGGAGTTTTATCATAATGGTGAAGGTGCTGTGCAAAAACTACTAGCCGAAAAACAAGGGCAAGTAGCAGGTGCTTTTTATAGAAAAGAGTTAGGTGATATAGATCTTGTTTGGGGAAAAGTTTGGCAAGATCAAAAAGGCGCATTGCAAGGATATGGACTGGCTAAAATCAAGGCAAAACATCCCGAGATAACGGCTGAAAATTTAGACGATGTGATAAAAAACGGACAAACAAAAATAAGGCAAAATGAAGCGATTCAAATAGAAAAAGATGGTTATAAAGTCGTATTAAAAAATAATTGGATGGGCGAAAAAACACCAAATAAATGGATAGTAACAGCTTATGAAAAAGAGAGGAAAGTATCAAGTATATCATCTGACACTTTTACAAAAGGAGATAATCATCCTTTAACCTCTAATGAAATTATACCACAACAAATACAAAATGGAGCGTATCGAGATAGAAGTAATGCAAAGTCGGAAAACGCTAAGTTTGTTCAGTCTAGCGATATTACAAGCAAAGACGTTGAGGCTAACGCAAAGGATAGTTCTGTTCTTTTGCCAACCGACGATCATATTATATCCAAAATCACAGAGACATCAAGTGTATCATCTGATGTCTTTACAAAAAGGGATAATCTCACTTCAGCCGCTTTTGAAAAAGATAGTGCTTTTGCCAGCAGGACAGACTTTGACAAAACTCCTATCAAAGCGGACGTGAAGACTGCCACGCCGAGCGATTCTGTCCAAGGCTCTGTGGTGAAGCCCGTAGAACGCTCCTTGGACAATAACGTCCGAAGCTCTGGCGATATAAAATCCTTAGAACACTCTTCAGACGGTAAGGACGTTATACAGCAAAACGAGGAAAAAGTCTATCACAGACGCAATATAGAAGAGATAAAGCACGAGCATCCAAACGTTGAAAAAGAGCTAGACGAGAGTATAGCGGCGATGAAAAAAGAGAGCTTTAACAACTCAAATTTTAAAGATGATCTGATAAGTAAATTTGATAAAAAAGAGATAGCTACTAGAGGGCTTGGTAAAAGCGTAAATTTAAACAATAAACAGCTAACCATCCTAAGAAATGATATAAAAAACGCAGACTTTAAAGTAATCAGCGATAGTAAAATTTACTTTGACAAGATAGGTAAAGATGGAGATAAAAAGAGATTTTTTATAGATATAGCAGAAGATGGAAAGATAAGAGTAGACGCATACGTAAAGTCTCAAATAGATAATATACCTATAAAAGAGAATGCGCTTCAGGAGCTAGCTGGCGTAGGAGATAGAGCAAGGCTAAAAAATATGAGCTTTGAAGTAAAGGCAGCATACTTTAATGAACTAGATCCTATCAAAAAAGAGGCGATACTAAAGACTGCCGAGCTAAACAAGCTAAAAAAGGCAGCTCAGAGTGGAGACAAGGTGGCTGTAGCTAAATTTGAAGAGTTTAAAGCTAAAAATCTAGACAAAGATGGAAATATAAAAGACGGATTGAGGTTGTGCTAATGAGTGAAAAATGTCCATTAAAAGAGATCCAAGAAAGATCAAGTAAGCTGCTAGACCGTTGGGCGCTAAAGGTTGACAGTGCCTTTGAAAAGGCTAGTAATGGGCTTGATAAGGCTGCAAAGTGGACTGATGAAAATATACCATTTGCTGGAGAGCTACTAAGCATAAGAGAGCATGGTAAAGAGATAGATGAATTGCTAGGAGAATATCATAGAACAACAGCTGCCATATATACGCAAGCTGGGCAGTTCAAGGAGTACCTTGGCAAACTAAGCCTTGGAAACAGAAAAGCAATGTTTAAGGCACTTGACGGTGAGATGGATCCAGGAGAGCTGCCAGAATATGTAAGGCCACTATACGAAAAAGTGCGTAAAACTATCGATGATGGAGCACAGGCTCTAGTGGATGCTGGAGCACTAGAGTCAAAAAACGTCATCAAAGACTACGTAAAACACTACTACAAAAAGCACATGGATGAAGCAAAGGAAAATAGCCGTATTGCAAAGGCGCTAAGGCAAAGCAAATTTTTTGCTAGAAAACAGATGAGCTGGGAGCAAAAGCAACTGCGCGAGATAGAGGACGATGCAGCCTTTGCTGTCACAAACACTATTTTAGAGCAAAAAAAGCAGCTCCTTAAGGCTCAGACGTTAAAGCTTTTTGCAGATAAATTTGCTAAAGACGCGCCGCCTGAAGGTGTTGATGGGCTAAAATGGGTAAAGATGAGCGATGAAAGTGCAGGCGGAGGTATAAAGAAGTATGGAGCACTAGCTGGCAAATATGTTCCAGAAGATGTAGCTAAAGCTCTAGCTGAGGCTGAGATGCTAGGGCGTGAGATGGCGAAATTTAACAATATGTATTTTAAACTAATAGATCACATCAAGGTAAATGTGACTGTGAAAAATCCATTTACGCACCTATATAACTTTGGCTCAAATATGGCTTTAGCCTTTTTGCATGGCGACTTTAACGAAGCTATGAAGATAACTGCTGCTGCATTGAGAGGAGATAGGCAGTTTAAAAGGTGGGAAACTTTGGCTAGCTCGCTAGGGCTTGATAGTCATCTAAACGACCTTGAGGGGCTGGTAAAGCCTTTGCAAAGTGAGGCAAAAGATGGCATCTTAACTTGGGCGCTAAAAGAGGCGTATATGGCTGAGGGAAGCTATCTAGGCGAGAAAGCAAGGTATCTTTACTCGATGGAGGATAAGGTATTTAAGATAGCTAGGTTTAAGAAGAATCTTGAGCTGATCGCTAAAGACAAGGGCTTTGACGTGAATGACTTTAGTAAATTTAGTGCAGATGAGCTAAAGGCTGCGATGAAAGATGCGCAGTATTCATATGTTGATTATTCTACTCACTTCAATGGTTCACTAAAGATAATGGACAAAACTGGGGTTTGGCCATTTTTACATTACACTGTAAAATCAACTCCGATGGTGGTAAAGGCAGCGTTAAAGCGTCCAGATAGATTTTTGATGATGCAAGCTGTGCTAGCTTTTTTTGGTGGCAGTGCATGGCTGGGCGCTGATAATGAGCGAGATAATCTAGCAAAGCCAGAATGGGCCGAAAGTGGTGCGCTGCCAAACTTGGTGGGCGTAAAAAGCTGGATGAGAGTTGGTAATACAAACTGGTATTTTAACTCTGGCCGCTTGGTGCCTGGCTTTAGGTTTGATGGATTTGACAAACTAGAGTTTAGCGGAGGCTTTGTAGTAGGAGCTCTAAACATAGCAAACGGCAAAAGTACGCTAGGCTATAAGATAGAAAGTGATGATGATCCTAATGCCGTAAAGATAACAAAAAGGCTGCTTGAGCTAACAAAAAGCTACTTCCCACCACTCTCTCCTCTTGGCCGCTATGGACAGCAGCTAGGAGCGCAGGCGGTGGCTGATATCACTGGAGCTGACATCGCACCAAAAGACTATAATAAAGACGAGCTAGGCTTTGGCGGTATAATAGCAAGAGGTGCTGGCGTGAGGCGCTTTAATAAAGAAAAAGAGTATGGAAAGGAGCTAAAAAAGGCTCGAAAAGAGTATGAAGAACTCGTGCCAGTAAAGATACCAAACTCAAAAGATGAAGAAAAGGTGGCAAAGGCAAAAGCTCACAATGAAAGGGTCGCAAAGCTAAGTGTTGCAGATCTGCGCGAGGCTAAGGCGAGGGCGGAGGCTAAATTTAAACGTATAAAAGACGCTGCGAGTACTGATGGCGTGAAGCTAGACATAGGGCTTTTGCGTCAAAGCAGGCAAAGTGGCGGTTCTTTTGGAAGCTCTAAGATCAAATTTCCAGAGTAAAGGGTGCTCCTTTACTTTTAATAAGATTTCGGTTATAATTAACCTACAATTCACCGGGGGCGCTTTAAAGCCCTCACTCAAGATATCCTTTTAAATCTTCATTAAAACAGCATAAAATATCATTTATAAAAAGCTTTAAATTTTCAGGATCTACGCCTACTACTATGCCATCTAAGTTAGTCGATATACGCGGTGTGCCATCGGTGTTTAGCTTATATAGATTTTCCCAATGTAAAGCCCTATTTCTAATGGTCAGAAGTAGCGAATAGCATATCTTTACTTTTTTATAATTTAGCATAGTGCTTTTGCTTTGCCGATTAAATTTAGAGTATTTTGATAAATTTAAACCACGCAGATCAAGTAGATCGTTGTGTATTTTGTTTTGGTCTATCACTCTACACCAATAACCAAATGTTTGGCGTGATATGAAAACGCTATCCATGTTTCCTAAAATTTGTGCTATTTTATTTCTTGTAATGATTTCGATGATACCAAGTTTTGGCGCTAGCTCGCCAATAAGCAGTAGATTTGCTCTATGCTCATCATCACTAGTGTATGCTTTTAGTCTATCTTCTGAAAAAAGCTCATTAAGCTCTTTAGATTGCATGTCTAACCTTTGTCTTTTATTATTCTGCAATTTTATCAATTTTTTATTCAAACTGATTCGACCTGTGTTTCGTTTAAGGTTTTGTTTTGCCTTAACTACCATGTGATT